AATGCTCAAGAACTGTTTGAACTACGACATCAAATGTATAGGAGATTGAAAGATGGCAATGCGTCCAAAGAAAATGCGTGGCGGCGGCATGGTTAAGAAAATGCGTGGCGGTGGCATGGTTAAGAAGAAGTAAGATGGCTACATCAGGAAGCACAGATTTTGAGCTAGACGTCGCTGACTACGTCGAAGAAGCGTTCGAGCGTTGTGGTCTTGAGGTTCGTACTGGTTACGACCTGAAGACGGCAAAGCGTTCGCTTAATCTGTTGCTTGCAGATTGGGCTAACCGCGGCTTGAACCAATGGACAATCAAACAACGCACAGTCACACTAGCGATTGGCGACGGCGAATACGATCTGGGTACAGATGTAATCGACGTTCTGTCGGTTATTGTGCGTCGTAACGGTACAGACTATTCGTTGGAGCGTTTGAGCCGGGATGAATACCTTACAATTCCGACAAAAACCACACAGGGCCGACCAAACCAGTTTTTCTTGGATCGTCAGCTCACTCCAAACCTAAAAATCTGGCCTACGCCCGAAAACACGACGGATGTTGTGATTTACGACGCGTTGACCCGTATGGATGACGCGGACATTTACACTAATACCGTGGATATGCCGTTTCGGTTCTATCCCTGCTTGGCGGCAGGCTTGGCCTACTACATTGCTTTGAAGCGGGCACCAAATCGTGTACAAATGCTGAAGGCTGTGTACGAAGAAGAGTTTGAACGCGCTGCAACGGAGGACCGTGATCGGTCATCCTTCAACGTTGTTCCGAAATACGAATATTATAGGACGGGGTAGATGGCTAAGTTTGCTTCGGGAAAAGATTCATGGGCAATATCTGACCGCTCCGGGTTTCGTTATCCTTACAAGGTAATGAAGCGCGAGTGGAATGGCTTGCTTGTGGGGCCCGACGAGTATGAGCCAAAACACCCGCAGCTTGGGCCGTTTCGCAAGGTTGTAGACCCGCAGGCTCTTGAGAATGCAAGACCTGACCGTATTGAGCCACTGGATGTATTTGTTGGTATTCCTCTTGTAGAGGCTCCAAACCTACGTCCGCCGCAGGCATTTGGTAAAGTTGGGCAAGTTACAGTGGTGATCTCATGAGTTTTACATACGATGAACTAAAAACTGCAATTCAAGACTACACTGAGAACACAGAGACAACCTTTGTAAACAATCTTAATATATTTATTAAAAACGCAGAGGAGCGTATTTTAAAAATTGCTCAGTTAGAAGTGTTTCGCAAAAATCAAAGCGGAACTTTAACCGCAAGCAATCAATATCTTGCGCTTCCTACAGATTATCTTGCCCCATTTAGTCTTTCGTTTACGAATGGTAGTAATAAAGAGTTTATGCTGTTTAAAGATGTAAACTTTATTCAGTCTTTTAACCCAAATGGCGCAACTACTGGTGCCCCTCGTTATTATGCGCAATTTGATATAGATAACTTAATTTTAGGTCCAACGCCCGATTCTAATTATGCTGTTGAACTTCATTATTTTTATCGTCCAGCATCACTAACGGCTGGCGCGGGAAGTGGAACAACATGGTTAAGTACAAATGCATCGGTAGCTTTGTTGTATGGATCTCTTATTGAAGCATATACGTTTATGAAGGGTGAAGGCGATTTAATACAGAATTATACACAGCGTTTTACTGAGGCACTCTCTCGTGTTAAGAATTTCGGAGAGTCTCAAGAGGTTACTGATGCGTATCGCACAGGTCTTATTATTAGGGAGAAAACATGATACCTGCTTTGGATATAGGGTTGCCAGAAGATTTTGGCATTGAGGTTCATACAACGGACAAAAGAGGCTTTACGCCTGAAGAAATTGCACAGCGGTGCGTTCAGAAAATTGTAAGTGTTTCTGACTCAGCACCGCCTGCAATTCGTGATCAAGCTCGTGTTTATGAGCTTCAGATTACAAAAGTCGTCGAGTTTTATTTACGAGAGGCTATCAAAAGTGATCGAACTACGGTATATAATGCACTTACAGATGCAGGGCATTCAAACCTTGCGGAACTCATAAGGAGAATGTGACATGGCCTTTACTGGCAACTTTATGTGTACGAGCTTTAAAAAAGAGCTTATGACTGCAACACACGATTTTACTGCGTCTACAGGAAATACTTTTAAGTTAGCAATGTACACCAACAGTGCTTCCTTTACAGCAGCTACAACCGCATATACTGCCACGAATGAGGTTAGCGGTACAGGTTATTCTGCTGGCGGCGGCACATTAACAAACGTTACGCCTACGACATCTGGCACAACCGCGTATGCTGACTTTGCCGATTTGACGTTTTCTACAGCGACAATCACGGCTCGTGGAGCGTTGATCTATAACGATACTGCGGCAGGTGATCCTTCGGTAGTGGTTCTCGACTTTGGTGCCGACAAAACGTCTACTGCGGGAGACTTTACAATTGTTTTCCCAACTGCTGGCGCAAGCACTGCGATTATTCGTATAGCCTAAATAATTTAGGCTATTGAAATGGCACTTATTGCAGGTTGGGGGCGAGGCACATGGTCTGAAGGGGCTTGGAGCAGTCCACTTCCTGTAACAGTAACGGGAGTTGCTGCTACAGGCCAAGTTGGTTCTGTTACTGTATCAGGAGCAAGTGATGTTCCTGTTACGGGTCTTGAAGCTACAGGCAGTGTGGGATCTGTAACAGTTGTTGCGGAAGCTAATGTTTCTCCATCAGGACTAAGTGCCACAGGTCAAGTAGGCTCTGTAACTGCATCAATTTCACAAACTGTTTCAGTTACAGGTGTTTCTGGAACAGGAAGTGTTGGGTCTGTTACCACAACGGCGGACGCAAATATTTCTGTCACAGGGCTGTCTTCAACAGGGAATGTTGGGTCTGTTACCACAACGGCGGACGCAAATATTTCTGTTACAGGGCTGTCTTCAACAGGGAATGTTGGATCAGTAGCCACTGATGCAGAATCAAACGTTTCTGTCACAGGTGTATCTGGCACTGGTGAAGTTGGAAGCGCGGCTGTAGCTCAAGGCATAACAATAAATGTTACAGGACTATCAGCCACTGGATCAGTTGGCTCAATTACTGTTATCGCGGAAGCAAATACTTCAGTCACTGGTTTGTCATCTACTGGATCAGTTGGCTCAATTACTGTTATCGCGGAAGCAAATGCTTCAGTCACTGGATTATCTGGAACTGGACAAATTGGAACAGTTAACGTTGATGCTCAAGCTAATGTTCCCGCAACTGGATTATCAGCCACAGGATCTGTTGGTTCAGTTACAGTAAATGCTGCATCAAATGTCTCTGTAACTGGTCTTTCAGCCACGGGTCAAGTTGGCAGTGTAATCGTTCATGAAAATGAAGTCGTAAATGTAACTGGTCTTTCAGCTACAGGACAAGTTGGCAGTGTAATCGTTCATGAAAATGAAGTCGTAAATGTAACTGGCTTAGAGGCTACTGGATCTGTTGGATCAGTAACTATAATTGCAAAAGCAAATACCTCAGTTACCGGGTTGTCTGGAACTGGCGAAGTAGGAACAGCCACGGCTGACGCTCAAGCAAATGTTCCTGTCACGGGATTATCAGCTACGGGATCAGTAGGTTCTGTAACAGTTGTTACAGAGGCAAATGTTTCCGTAACGGGGCTTGAGGCTACAGGGGGTGTGGGTTCGGTTTCTGTAACAGCAGATGCTAATATTTCTGCCACAGGCGTTTCTGGTACAGGTCAGGTTGGGTCAGTTGTCGTTTCTCTTCCTGTAGATGTTGATGTAACGGGTGTCTCTGCAACAAGTCAGGTGGGATCGGTTACAGTCACGGCAAAATCAAATGTGTTTCCAGACGGAGTTTCTGGAACAGGTGAAGTAGCACAGGTTCTTGTTTGGGGTCCTATTGTTCCAAATCAAGATCCGAGTTATACTCCAATAACACCATCTTCTACCCCTTCTTGGAGTGATGAATCACCATCTCAAACTCCGGGCTGGGATGACATAGCAGCATAGGGGAAAACCATGCCCAGTACATATACAACGAATAACGGTATTGAACTCATAGCTACAGGCGAACAGTCTGGTACATGGGGTTCTACCACAAACACAAACCTTGAACTTTTAGATGCTTCTCTTGACGGTCAAGTGACTGTTACGTTGGCAGCAACAGGAACTTCTGGCTCGCCAAATACGCTTCCAATATCAGATGGATCTGCTTCTAATGGTCGCAATCGTTTGGTTATCTTCAATGATGGCTCTGATCTGGGTGGAACAGCTTATGTGCAGCTAACGCCAAATGACGCGGAAAAGATTGTTTATGTGCGTAACAGTTTATCTGGCTCACGTAGTATTTTGCTATTTCAAGGCACGTACAATGCATCAAACGACTATGAGGTTCCTGCGGGAACGACAGCGGTAGTTTTCTTCGACGGCGCAGGCACGGGCGCGGTAGCGGCGAACGTCTTTAACAATGCGTACTTTGACAGCCTGCGCTTGGGCAGCGTGTCGGTGACCGCAATCCTAGACGAAGACAACATGGCGTCCGACAGCGCGACCGCCTTGGCAACACAACAGTCGATCAAGGCGTATGTAGATACACAGGTTGGTGCCAACAACGAACTGTCCGAGGTTCTAGCAAATGGCAATACATCTGGTGGCACCAACATCCAGATGACCACAACAGACGAATTGCAGTTCCGCGATACGGCGCTCAAGATCAGTTCGTCCGCGGACGGGCAGCTTGACATCGACGCTGACGTCGAGGTGGAGATTGTTGCGCCGACGCTGGACATTGACGCTTCGACCACGGTTACGGTTAACACGACAACTATGACAATAACTGGTGCAGTAGACGTAACTGGTGATTTGGATGTTGATAATATCAACGTAAATGGCAATACAATTTCAAGCACAGATACCAATGGTAATATTGCCTTAACGCCTAATGGCACTGGTGAAGTTGACATCAGTAAGGTGGACATTGACGGTGGTGCTATTGATGGCGTAACAATCGGTACTAACTCTGCGGTTACTGATCTTCGGGTTGATAACATCAAGGTCGATGGCAACACGATCTCAAGCACAGATACCAATGGCGATGTAAACATATCGCCAAATGGTACTGGTACGGTTGTAATTAATACTGATCTTGATGTTGATAACATTAACATTAACGGAAATGCCATTACCAGCACAGATACCAATGGCAACATTGCCCTGACACCTAACGGTACAGGCGAGGTGGACATTAGCAAGGTGGACATTGCTTCTGGTGAGATTGACGGCACAACCATCGGTGCGAACAGTGCTGCCGCAATCACTGGTACTACAATCACAGGTACTAGCTTTGTAACCTCTGGTGATATGACTTTCGGCGACAGCGACAAAGCCATCTTCGGCGCAGGGTCTGACCTACAGATTTATCATGATGGGACTAATAGTTACATCAGGGATGATGGAACAGGCGTTTTATTGCTGCAATCAAATCAGATGAATGTGCAAAGTCCAACAGGTGAGCAAACTGCGCAGTTTAATGAAAACTCAGACGTTAAACTATATTTCGACAACGCACAAAAATTTGCCACCACCAGCACAGGCGTAGACATCACGGGTACTTTGACCAGCGATGGGCTGACTGTGGATGCACAAGATGCTATTAATGTAAACGGCTTCCAACCTTTTATAACTTTAAAAGATAGTAACGATGCTAACAAAGGCTTTCGATTACAAACAGCAAGTGGGAACACTTTGTTTTCTGTTGATGCAACAGGCGGCGGGACATTCACAGAGCGCATGCGCATTACATCAGGAGGTGATGTTGGCATTGGGACAAGTTCGCCTAGTGGTAAATTGCATGTTCAAACCGCTCACACATCAACGGATGTTACACAAGCTAATTCTAATGAAACCTTAGTTCTTGGCAATAGTGGTGTAGGAGATGGCGTTTACAATGCCTTGAGGTTTGGTGGAAACCAACAAGACATGTACATCATGTCTTTCAATAACAGCACTGAAGCAAACAGAAGGCTAGGCTTTTTTGTTGGTTCTGTTGCAGGTGATGCTGTTTCTGATGAAAGGCTGTCTATTATGGGCAGCGGTAATGTTGGTATTGGGACGAGTTCGCCTGAAGCTGGCTATAAGCTAGATGTTGCAGGGTGGGGGACATTTACTCACCCAAGTGGCGACTGTGTTTTGAAAATACAAACTGGAAATACTACAGGTGGTAGTTTTCTCTATTTTGCTGATACTGCTGATACTGACGTTGGTGTTATAGGTTATATTCATAGTACTGACCATATGTACTTCAGAACAAACGCAGCAGAACGCATGCGCCTCGATGCCAGCGGTAATCTGTTGGTGGGGACTACGAGTACAAATTTCA